CAAGCAGTGGCGGTACAGTCACAACATACCCGGTGAGCATATTGGTGTGATTGCTCAAGCGGCAAAGCTCAATGCATTCGAGCTATACGGCTACGTGAAGTCGAACAAGAATCTGTCTCCGCAGAACCAGAAGCGACCCTATGCCATCCTTGATGCGCTCTTTAACGGCACACCTACCGGCTTGCCACCGCGTACCGAGGCCATTCTGAGAAAGCGCTACCCGAAGGACAAGATTGAACTGCTCCGCTCGGTATTCCAACGCTTGCAGCAGCGCTTCGAGTCTCAGGCTGAGTACACTTGTGCCATTGATACCAGTGCCCAGATGCTTGGCATCCAGCGTGGCAGCATGTTCAGGCTGATGGGTCAGTTCTTTGTGGAACGGCAGAAGTTCGCCACTCAGGCCAATGAAGAAGCCGCGAAAGCGGCCACGGCCGAGCGCCGTACCCGGCAAAAGGAGTATGCACTGGCCGTGATCAGGGGAACCCTGACTGGCAAAGAGGCCGCGAAAGCGATCGGCCAGAACTATTGGCAGATGCTGCGGATTGTGGAGGCCCACCTTGTCAAATACCCAGGCTACACACCAGGCAACTTGCGTAAGAGCCCAGTCTTATTCAAAGCGGCCGTGGCCAATGAGATTGCTGCGGACACGAACAGTACCGAGCCCGGTGCCGCGCCCCTGTCCCTGAAGCTGAAGGCGCTGTATGACGAATATCACAACGCATCAGTTGTCTACAAGAAGCCTCCTGAGATTGTCCATGCGCCATTCAAAGACAAGTTGATTGCGGTGCTGGACGGGGAGATTGATCTGGTTGCGCTCAGCAGTGCGACAAACATAAAGCAATACGCTCTGCGTGAGTTCTTTGACGGCCAGTTGGTGATGTTTGGTGTCTCTTTTAACCAGTTAGCCGCAAGTTCGCTGTCGCATCAGTATTTCATGGCCGAGATACTCAAGCACTGTAAAGTGTAGTGAAACCACTACGCGCAGTAGACATTAACCTGACATATTTACTATTAGGAAAAGCTATGGATGGTCTGACAAAGAATGTGAATTTCACCACGATGGAGCGGCAGGGCGTGCCGCTACAACACATGAGTGTTGTTGAATTACTCGATCTAAAGCACAAAATCGAGGGTTATTTGCCTGCTTTATCCTTGAAAGACGTGAATTTGGAGGCGGAATTGCTCCAACAATTTGCACTGGTTAAGGAATTACAAGCCGGTGCAATTAACGACGACATGATTCCTGCTAACCAAAAAGCGCAAGTAGCAGGCCAAGTAGCGTCAACATTACAGCAGTTGGTCAAGATGCAGACGGACTATTACAACGCTGAAAGGTTCAAAAGTGTTGAAAACATCATGATTTCGGCGTTAAAAAAGCTACCGTTGGACGCTGCCAATGAATTTTTGAAGGAGTACGAGAACCTTGGCCAATGATCTATTTGATAGACATGTATCAAGGCTGAAAGCGAGTCTTTCAGCGCATTCTGCAGATACTATCGTTGATTTTATCGTCAATAATACGAAATTAAACGGTAAACCGTTTACGTTTGATGGTCATGAGTACCAAAAGCGTATTCTTGAAGACAAAGCCCAAAATATTGTGATTATGAAGTCTGCGCAGATCGGTATATCCGAGATGTCCGCACGCCTTGCCCTTGCAAAATGTGCGCTGATAGATGGATTCTCCACAATTTACACATTACCCAGTGCATCGGCCGCGGCTAACTTTATGAAGACGCGGATTGATCCAATAGTCACCAATTCTGAGTATTTGAAGGACTTAATTTCTTCAGAAGTGGATAACGTGGCGGTGAAACAGCTGGGTAATTCGTGGTTGTATATGCGAGGGTGTCAGGTTGATAGGCAGGCGATCTCGATTCCTGCTGACTGCTTGATTACTGACGAGGTTGACAACTCAGATATTTCTGTGATGACGCTGTACAACTCGCGGCTTATCCACTCCAAATACGCGAATACTGTGGCGTTATCAACACCGACTGTTCCTGGCTATGGGATCAGCCTTATGTTTGCGCAAAGCAAGAGAAAGCTCAACTTGTGCAAGTGTGAGCATTGCGCAACGTGGTTTGCACCTGACTATTTTGAGCACGTAATTATTCCCGGTTTTGATGACAGACTTGACAAAGTAACAAAACTACACTTCGCGGACCCGAAGTTTAGATGGGGTGAGGCGTATCTCGCTTGTCCGAAGTGTGGCAAGCCCGCGAACCTGCAGCCTGAACATCGAGAGTGGGTTGAGGAAAACCCTGATGATGCTTTTGTTAACTCAGGCTACCGAGTCACACCGTTCGACTGTCCGACGATCATCAAAATACCAACCCTGGTCAAGTCAAGTACAGAATACGAAAGGTTTTCTGACTTCGCCAACCAAAGACTCGGTATTGCGATGGAAGATGCTGAAATTTCGCTGACTCGCGAAGACATCGTGCGCTCAATCATTACCCAGGTTCCTGAAGGTGGGTACTCGTATTGTGCAGGTATCGACGTGGGCAACACCTGCTGGATAAGCATTGGGCAAGTTTACAATGACAACTCTATTGTGGTTGTGCATGTTGAGCCTGTGCCTTTTCAGAAGATGTTTGAGAGATACGCTGAACTTTCGGCAAAGTATCGACTGCGGAGCGCTGTGATCGACGCAGGCCCACTTAGCGAGCTTGTTTTCAGACTTCAACAAACGCACCGCAACATGTTTGCATCGGTGTATGTGCAGAGTAAGACGGTTGAGTTGTTTGTGGTGAAGGACCGTGAGGAGTCTGTGGGTAAGATGGATGTGAGGCAGGTTAATGTACATCGAAACAATGCGCTCAGCTTGTCTGCGGACATGGTAAAGGCTGGTTACATTCAAAAGGTCAGTGATGAGCATGACAACGTGTGGATTTCACACATGATGAGCCAGAAGCGTATTAAGCAGTTTATGAACAATGAGTTGGTGCTCAACTGGGTTAAGACGAACGGGCAGGATCACCTTCACCACTCTGTAACATACCTGCTTATTGCATCACGCTTGTTGGGTTTGCGTAGTGGTTTTGGAGGCACGCTTCCTCTATTTTCAACTTTTAAGGTTAAGCCTGAAGAAGTTGACATTCTTAGGGTTAAAGGACGATATGACTAAGCTTATCGATTTGTCAGGCCAGCGCTTTACACGGCTTGTTGTTAAAAGTCGAATCGAAGGCACATATCCAGTTCGTTGGGTATGCCAGTGTGATTGCGGCATGTCCGCTGAGGTTGTTGGTGACAGGCTTAAAAGAGGATATACCAAGAGTTGTGGCTGTCTTCGTAGGGAGCGCGTTACAGTTCATGGTCAGTCTAGCGGGCATACGCCAGAATACTCAGCGTGGTGCAACATGAAGGCTCGTTGCTACAATAAAAATTTGCCAAAGTACGGTAATCACGGCGGGCGCGGGATTACTGTTTGTGAGCGATGGCTCAACTCGTTTCAAAACTTCTACGACGACATGGGGCTGAAGCCTGCAGCCGATCATTCGATTGATAGGATTGACAATAATGGAAACTACGAGCCTGGGAATTGTCGGTGGGCTACGGATAAAGAGCAGGCGAACAACCGCAGAAATACGGTGTTACACAAGTGCGGAGGCGTGAGTCACACCATCAAAGATTGGGCCGAGGTCGTTGGCATTGAGCGTAGAACACTTGCCTATAGGATCAACGTGGCGGGTTGGCCGATCGAAATGGCTTTGAATAAACCTCCGCAATAGGCCATCAAGCAAACTAATGCTTTCATAAGCAGAACTTATATGGTAGGGTCGCATCCACAACACAGAGGGTGCGGCCACTGCCATGTTCAAAAATTTCTTCGGTGCGAAGACTCAAGCCGCGAAGGCGTTGCCGGCCACGCCCCCGCTGAAGGTCAAGTCCAAGCAGACCACGCTGCCGTCTTTCTTTACGTCTGCAAGTCCGTCGAAGACTTCTGCGATTCCACGTTCGGATAATCAACTCCTGAATGCGGACATTACGGCGCTACGCAGCACTTCTCGGAATAGTCGCGAGGCTGTGCGCAACTTCGTTGGTGCATCGCCCGACCTTGCTGCTGCGGTCTATGCCTATATTCGCCTTGCGGTGAGTGGGGATTACACGGCGGTTGCCTACACGATGGATAGCCAGATCGATCCTGAAGCCACCAAGTTGGTACAGGCCATTCTGGCACGCATGGAATACGTGGGTGAGTATGGCAATGGGTTCAGCCAGAATCCGTCGATTCGTGCGAGTTCGGAGTCGCTGGCCAAGGAGTTGATGTTGTATGGCGGTGCTGCACTTGAGGTTGTCTTCGATAAAGCGCTCACGCCGACCAAGTTGCAGCCGATTTCGATCACGAATGTGGACTTCATTGCGGACGGCCTCGGAGTTCGCCCCATCCAGACCATTGGTAGCGAGGTTCGCGATCTGGACACCCCGGCGTTCATCTATACGTCGCTCGACCAGAACCTGCTTGATGCTTATGCAACCTCTCCGCTGGAGCCGGCTCTGCAGCCGACGCTGTTCAGCCAGGAGTTGCTGAACGACATCCGCCGAATTGTGAAGAAAGTTTTGTTCCCGCGCCTGAAGGCGGTGATCAATGAAGATCGGTTCCGTGCCAACCTGCCGGCTGAAATCCAGTTCGACCCGGAAAAGCTGAACGAATACATGACCTCGTTCATTCTTGACCTTGAGACGCGGATGAATAACCTACAGCCGGAAGAGGCGTTGATCTATTTTGACACGCTGGAACTCACCCTTGAGTCTCGCGGCAATGACTCGCTGGGCGACGAACTAAAAGTGTTGCAGAGCTTGATCGACGGCAAGATGGCATCGGGCTCCAAGGCGCTCGGCGCTGTGCTCGGCCACGGTGCTGCAAGCTCAAATATTGCGTCTACGGAAGCTGCGCTGTTCCTGAAGAGTGTGCAGGGTGCTGTACAGACCAAGCTCAACGAGATGTACTCACGGGCGCTCACGGTTGCGGCTCGCGTCATGGGCGTGGATTGCTACGTGAAGTTCAAATATGCGGACATCGACTTGCGCCCTGCGGCCGAACTCGTGGCGTTCCACCAGACCAAGCAGGCGATGGTTCTTGAGCAGTTGAGCCTTGGCCTGATCACCGACGAAGAGGCTTCGATTCAGTTGACGGGTCATTTGCCACCTGAAGGCTACACGCCGCTGAGCGGCACGATGTTCAAGAGCAAGCAGATTGCTGATTCGACGGATGAGTCGAGCAACAACGGCAGTACGCTGAACCAGAACCTGAATTCTGACGCGCCGGCACAGGGTAGGGGTGGGAATACCAAGAGAAATCCAGTAAAAGCGGTTGACAATGTTGTGCAAATCGCCTGATATGAGTAGAGTCTGAATATGTCCCAAGTTCAAACAGACGGCTGGTTCTCCCTCCGCGACTTAACGCACCAATGCGCAAAATGCTTTTGGGTGCTGACCATGCACCGATTAGCCGGTTGTGAGTTTGGCCGCGTGGCATTTCCATGCGCTCAGCATTGCGACAAATATGAGCAGATCGAGGCTAAAGATGGCGAATTTTGATCGAGCCCTCGAAATCATCCTCGAAAGCGAGGGTGGTTATGTTGATCACCCGAATGATCCGGGTGGTGCGACTCGCTACGGAATAACCAAGCGCGTTGCGCGTGATTACGGGTACATCGGCGATATGCGTAGCCTACCTATCAACACTGCCGCAGAGATTTACAGATCGAATTATTGGGATGCATGTAAGTGCGACCAGTTACCTTGGCCGCTCAGTCTCTACGTGTTCGACGCCGCCGTGAATCAAGGAGTGTCCGCTGCCACCAGGATGTTGCAGAAGGTATTGCAGACGGTGCAGGACGGAATCATCGGCGACACAACATTACGTCTGGCAAAGGCAAGCGGAGAACATCAAGCCGTGCGCTACCTGTCAGAGCGCTCCATGCGCTACGTCAACACACGCAACTTCGACACCTTCGGCTACGGCTGGTTGAATCGGCTGTTCACTTTGGCGAAACAATCATGAGTTGGTTCACCGTAAAAGACTCCCAAGGCCGCGAATCGAAAACGCTGGCATTCGTCACCGTGTCGTTCATCGCTATCAATGCGCGTGCGCTGAGCGTCTGGTTTTTCGACGCACTGCCGCCGATCACGCTGACTGAATACGGGACGGCTGTCGCCGCTGTTTTGGCTATCTGGCTTGGAAGGGAGTTTGTTAAAAAATGAGAACTGTACGACTCAACCAATACGAAACCATAGCACTCCCTGATGAAGACAGCCTGTGCTCCGAGATGGCACGGATGGACTGTTCAGGATGGCTAGAGTTTGGACGCATTGGGCAGGACGGCACGGTCATCGTAAACAAAGACGAATGGCCTCATTTCGTGAACTTCATCAATCAACTTGACGAACACATGATCGAGCATCGTGTTGGCGCATACCAGCCCCGATAGTCGTCACACAACCAGCCCCAGTCCAGATACCCGCTGGTCAAATTTACGTGGTGCCTGCGCCATGACCGAGATGCTCGACAACTGGCTCACAAGATTCTGGGATTTCCTGGACACACGCGGAATCATCCGTCGCGCTGTTCTCGGTGTCTCAATCTGGATGCTCTGGGTACAAGCCGAGTGGGCGCATGAGTACAGCTTGACGGCCCTGGCACTGGGCAAATCTGACGCTGGTGTTGCGGCAATCCTGGCCGCGTTATCCGCCCCGGCGACACTGCTGGTTGGGTACGTTTTTAAGAATTATTTAGAGAGTCGACCATGATCGAAGCGACCTCCATTGCGCTATGCGCCATCTTTTTCATAATCCCTGTGCTGGTGATCGGTATCGTGGCGCTCGCCGCAGCGCATGATTTCATAGGTTTGGACGAATGACATGGGCTTTCTATCACTCATTCCGTTACGCACTTGGCTGGTTGGTCTGGGTGCCGCTGGTGCTGTCGCTTGCTGTGCTTGGGCTGTTCTGGCTATTAGGTCTGACGCTGTTGACGAGTGCAACATCGAGCATCGACTGGTTGCTGCAGCGCAGGCAGAGGAGGCGCATCAGCAATATCTTGCGGGCGTCGAGAGCGGCGAGCGGATCAGCAAAGAACTACTAGAGACGGAGCGTAAATATGCAGACCTCAAACGTGAGTACCTTATTTATGCCAACGCTATCACTGGCAACTGCCCTGCTTCTGTCGGCGTGTTGTCCAACGCAGCCATTGCAGGCACCCAAGTTCCCACACCCTCCGGCAAACCTGATGCAACCCCCGCGCCCATTAGTGCCGCTGCCCTTGGTGCCAATATTGCCGAAAACTACGCCAGGTGCCACCTTAATGCCGAACAGCTTGCCGGTCTCATCCGGTGGCACCAAGAGGTTGTAGGCGAATGAACCGGCGCAAATCAGACCACGATGATGCAGCGATGGCTGACGAGATCATGCGGGCGATTGCGGAGTGCGAAGACCCCTCAATGAAGGCTGTTTTACTGATCATACACAGCGGTTTCGGTCGCCTTTCGATGAAGATCGACGCAGTTTTACAGGATGAAAGTGCCATCAAAAGCATTGTACTTAACGGCCACACAGCAACGTTTCATGATGACATGGACTGGCTGCACAATTTCCGCACATCACGCCCCAATGGCAAGTGCCCTTTTGTGTTGAAGGCAGATGCAGAAGCCCTTGCCGCTGCAAACTCAAAAAGAAAGATCAGCGAGAACATCATGGAGAAGCTGATCGTAACAACGATCACCGCTCTCTTGACAATGCTCGGGATCGGTATGCACCAGACGGGGTTCTTCTGATGCTTGTTCTACGACCAAAATACCTCATGCGTCTGTTCGATGCTGTCAGTCAGTTTTTCAACGTGCTGCTGCTGAACGTCAATATATTGAATTGGATACGCAAATGCCAGTGATCACCAAGGATGCTGTAAACCGCGATTATCTTCGTTCCATTCTGGAGTATGACAGCAATACAGGCGTATTCACGCGCATCACGAGAACGGGAAACAACACCCATATTGGCGATGTTGCTGGTGGTGTCAACAGTAATGGTTATCGCTCGATCAGGGTTGGCGGAAGGAAGCACCAAGCACACCGTTTGGCGTGGATTTATGAGTATGGCGCAATACCTGACGGCATGCAGATAGACCACGTAAATGGTGATCGACAAGACAACCGGATTTGCAATCTTCGTATAGCCACGCATACAGACAACGTGCATAACCAACGAACTGAGCATTCCAACAACAAGCTTGGTGTACTTGGCGTTTCAAGGTCACCCGGAGCTAAGACCTATGTCGCACAAATACAGGTAAACGGAAAGAAAATTTCTCTTGGTAGATACCCATCTGTTGACACAGCTAGGGCGGCGTATCTGCGAGCCAAGGAGGAATTACATCCAGCATATTCCACGGGATTCGCACAGCTATGACCATCGTCCTACGCCCGCCGTATTTATACAGAGTCCTTGACGCTACGAGTCAATTGCTAAACGTATTGTTCCTAAACGGACTACCTAATGAATCAATCTCTGGTCGCGCCTATCGAAGTGAGTGGCCTGCGCAGAAGTGGATCAACAAACTTGTGTTCTGGGAACCAGATCACTGCTACTGGGCATATTTAACCGATTTAGAACGCGCCCGTGAGCTTATCAAAGGCGTAAACCAACTCAAGGAGTAGTACAAATGACCATCCAATTTGATGCAACAACTCGCAATGCCAGACTCGACACGATTGAGTCTACCAACGGTACAACTTGCTCATGCGAGATTCGCAGTGGTGGCGCACCGGCTAACTGTGCAGCCGCTTCAACCGGAACAATCCTGGCTACTATCAACCTTCCGGCTGACTGGATGGGCGCAGCCGCTGCTGGTGCCAAGGCTATCGCCGGTGGCCCGTGGACTGATGCCAGTGCAGATAACGCCGGCACTGCCGCGCATTTCCGCATGTACAAGTCCCAGGCGACCAAGGACGGCAGCACTTGCTTCATGCAGGGAACGGCCGGGCTATCCGCTACCGACATGATTTTGGACAGCGTTACCTTTACGGCGGGCCAGCAGTTCAGCATCACCGCCTTCACCTTGACTGATGGGAATGCGTAATGACACCTATTGAAATCCGAGCCGCCATAGCGGCAGACCCCGCCCTCCTGGCACTTGTGCCAGATACTCAAGCAATTGCAGATGCAATGAGCGCAGGCCGCACCAAAGTCACTCAGAAGTTGGGTGGCGTAGGTCTGGTACTGGAAACACTCGGCCCCGACGCAGGGAGCGCACTACTCGATGGACTCGATGCACTCAAGGCTGTCTCATCCCCGGTTAAATGGGCATGGGTGCTGATTGATCGCGGTGAATTGGACTTCGGCAGTCCTGCTACTCGCGGAATGATCCAGCAACTCGCAGCCGGTGGTGCTATCCCGGAACCCGCTGCGACCGCATTGCTGGCAATTGCTGAAGTGCCTGATCCGATTGACGAGATGTCTGTTGGTCGGGCTATCTTTAACGACGATGGGAGCCTAGCGCTATGACTACGACCACAATTACCAAGGCCGCACGCGAGGTCGTAGCGGCAGCAACCAGCAATGCGGCAGGTGCTACGACACGAGGCCGGGTTGATCTTCAAACAGCGCTCGGTGGACTATTGACGATGAAGATTACCAACGGCGGAACCGGGCCAACGGTTCAGGCTGAAGGTCGTGTTCTGGTTTCTCATAACGCCACAATGCCCGCTGCTGCCAGTGCGGGTGCAGACTGGAAAACCATCTGGCGTTTTGGTGGAGGCACTACAGCATCAGCAATTACAGAACAGAGTCCTGATGTTGACAGAATTGTGGCAGCGCTTCGGCCTTGACAGTGGCAATCCGATGAGCGTGTCGGATCATGAAATTGTATTCGGTGGAGTCATCCAGACAGTGGCACAAGTAGGAGATGCTTTTGTGGTGACAAGACAATGATCAACCCCAGATCAATAGCGTCATGTGGATTTGGCTTTGGCGCACTTGCTATTGCCAGCATTGGCCTGCTGCAAACACAGATCGATGTTGGTCAGTGGCTGTCTGACACACACTATAGGGTTATTGTTGTAGATGTTGACGCCAGACTTGAGATACCTCAAACAATACGCAGAACTGTATCTGGAGAAGTGCCTAGTGAAACCATGCTGCATGTCGCATCGATGCGTACCCAAGTACACGCCGAGCCACGGCTTGCCACAATTAACCTGGAGAGGTCATTAACATTGACCGTAAATATCTAACATGTCGAACTATTCATCCAAAGACCCATCTGAAATAATTTTCTACGGTTTGAATTTTGGCCTGCTTCTTTCTGAAGGAGAGACGATAACCGCAGCTACTGTAAGTTGTGTCGCAGTGCTGGGAACGGATGCTGCAGCGTCTTCGATGCCTACAGGTACTGTCGGGATCAACGGCTCGGTTGTCCGCTCGCTGATAGGCGGTGGTGTGCATGGGGTGACATACAAGGTGACCTTCACGATCAATACCAGCAGCGGCCAGAAGTTGAAGGACTTCGGCACGTTTGATGTGCGAAAACAGTGATATGCTGTTGACATCTAAGCAATAAAGGAACTGTTATGAAAATAGAAGGATTGTGGGCCGGAACAGAAACGAGCCTGAAGGCTTACCAGGACGCGGAAGCGAACATGGAAGCTCGCATGGCATCTGGCGCTGTCGATGAAGAAGATACCGACAAGCCGTATGACGTTGTGAACGGCGTTGCTGTCGTCCAGATCAAAGGCTCGCTGACCAATCGCGATTCCTGGTTCAACGCCTTTATGGGTGTGACCAGCTACAACACGATCCGCGACAGCTTGATTCAGGCTGCTGAAGACCCTGAAGTTGCGCAGATTCTGCTGGATGTTGACTCGGGTGGCGGCAGCGTTGCTGGCGTTGCCGATACGGCCAATCTGATCCGCATGGTCAACAAGAACATGAAACCTGTGACCTCGTTCACTGGCGGCGCGATGTACTCGGCTGCTTACTGGCTAGCTTCTGCGGCCGGCACTGTGTACGCAGACAAAACTGCCGGTGTTGGCAGCATTGGCGTGATTGCCACGCACATGAGCTACGCCGAGCAGTTGAAGAAAGAAGGTATTGATGCAACGGTAATTCGCGCCGGCAAATACAAAGCACTTGCTTCCAGTGTTGAACCGCTTACTGATGAGGCGCGGGCGCAAATCCAGAAACAATTGGATTCTGTTTACAAAGTCTTTGTCGGGCATGTTGCCGATATGCGTGGCAAGTCTTACGACTACGCAGACGATGTTATGGCCAACGGGCGAGAGTTCATTGGGCAGTCTGCAATGGACGCTGGACTGGTTGACGGCATCAAATCGTTTGACGAAGTTCTTGCAACATTAAAAAATTCTATTGACACATCAAATAAATTTATTGACAATCGCGCAAACTCTCACCTTGGAGACCCCATGAAACGACGTGCCCTGTCTGAAGCGGTAATTGCCGCGATGGCTGAAGGTGTTTTACCGGCAGCTTCTGCTGATCCGGTCATTGAAACGCCCGCCGAACCCGCTGCTGACGCTAACGCACTGACCGAGATTGTGGTCTCTGCCGAAGTTGTCGAAGCTGCCCCTGCCGCTGAAGCCGCCGCTGAAGTCGCTGCTGAAGCTGCCCCGTCTGCCGATCTTGTCAGCTTCCTGCAAGCTCAGATCAAGGAAAAGGACGCAGCCCTGCTCGCCGCCAATATTCAGATCAGCGATCTGACCAAGCAAGGTGCCGAAGCTTCTGCAACTCACGATGGCTTGCTGGCCATTGCAAAGAAATCTACGACCAACATGCGAGTCGCCTTGGGCGGTTCTGCGGTTGATCTCGAAGGCGCAAACGCCGTGGCAGTGCTTGCTGAACACAAGAGCTTGTCCGAGCAGTTCGCCGGTAAATTCAAAGCTGGCGGCGTTGCGGCAGTTGACGCAAGCCAGGTTGAAGCTGACGCGAAGCCTCCGCAAGATGCATTCGCCCAGCGTCTCCAAAACGCCGTTCGTTTTTCCAAATAAAAGGAGTTTGAAAAATGGCCAAGTTCCAAATTGTTGAAACCATTCATACCGAAAAGGTTAGTACCGTCCGTCTTGGTACTAACACCATCGCCCTTGGTGGCGGTTATACCGACAAGGAAGTGGGTAAGCTGGTAAAGCTGACCGCTGAATCACGCTACGCTCTTTGCGCTGCTGGCGACAAGATCGAAGGCATTGTCAGTTCCGTCAACGCAGGCTCTTACGATGGCTACTCCATCGGCGGCATCGTGTCGTCTGGCCTGAAAGCTGTCACCTTCGACGGCTTGCAAGCTACCGCAGGTACTGGCGTTGTCGCTCTGGGCGACTTCGTTGTAACGGGCACGGTCGTTGCTGCGGCCACTGCGCTGACCGCGCCGGTAAAAGTCTGCAAAGCGACTACCCAAACCAATACGGGCTTCGCTTGGCGAGTTGTTTCCCTGGGTACTGCTGGTACGGGTGCTGTCGGCACCACCGGCGTGATCGAACGCGTTTAAGGAGAAAAGCATGGCTAGTTATATCGATATTAATGGTGCTACCCAGCAAGTTGCTCTGGACGCTTCGATCTACCGTCAGGCGGCGGAAGCTACACTTGATGTTGAGCAATTAATCAACATCACACATTCAACCAAAGCGGGCGACGCTACGGCTTTTGAGCAAATCTGCGCTTCGGAAGGCTTGTTCGTTGGAAAGGATCGCAAGTACAACCTGCGTCCCAAGACCCTCGATGCAATCCTGAACGGTGTACGCATGGAAGCAGGCACGATTGTTCGTGATGCAGTGCCCACAAGCGCTATTTTGTATCCGGCGTTTTTGAAGTCCGCGATTGAAGACAAAGTTCGTTCGAGTGATTACGGTGTTGTTGCCCAGTTCAACATGATGGCGGCTTCTATCGATACGATTGCAAATGATCGTTTTGAGCGTCCGATTCTGAACTTTGATAAACCTGAAGCCGCACGTAGCAGAGCAATCGCTCAGTTGTCCGAGCCGGCCGCAATGCTGTCAATCACGTCGAGCGACAAATCGTGGCGCATAAATTCCAAGAGTGTGGGTTTAGAGATTTCTGAACAGGCATTGCGCAATACGCCACTTGATTTGGTGGCCTTGGCCATGACTCGTCAGTACGAAACCGAGATGGTTGAAGAGATTGAAGGTCAGTTGTTGGCTTTCTTGAACGGCGACCCTGATCTGGATATGCCAGCGCTCTCTACCGTTTCCAACGCTGTTGTCACTGCCGAAACTCTGGATTCCACATTGTCTGCGAACGGAACGCTGTCGCAGAAGGCGTGGGTTTCGTGGTTGATTCGCGGTAATCGTCATCGCACCATCAAGTATGTCATCACAGACATCGCTGGCGCATTGGCGATCGAGAATCGCACAGGTCGCCCGACTGTCCAGGGTGATGACGCAACCTCCAAGCGCATCGACACCGGCATGAGTGTGGTGAATCCTCAGTGGCCTGATCAGGTGAAAATCTTCCTCACCCAAGATGCTAACTGGCCTGCCAACACTGTCGTTGGCTTCGATGACACCTACGGGTACGCCGTAGTTAATAGTTCTGTTCTCGATTTTTCTGGGGCAGAAGACTACATCATGCGTCGTAGTAAGAAATTCCGCATCGATCGCGGTTCTATTTCTTACCGACTTTTTGACAGCGCATGGTCTGTGCTCTCCCTCACCGCATCCTAACCCTTAGTGGTTTAGATTAAACCCCGCTTCGGCGGGGTTTTTCACTTAAGTTGAAAAAACATTACAGCCGCAGTCATATAGAAAAGCTGATGGGTCGGCGTTACCAACATCTATCTCGAAATTCTTGTTCAGTGGTATTTTCCTAGGCCATATGTACTTGAAGTGGTCAATAATCTTGTCATTGAAAAATTTGCCAAAGTCGTTGGAAATAGGGCCTGACTCTATAGGATTCCTAAGATCGCAAACTACTTGCACATTAGCCTTGTTGGATTCATGAGCGAATTTTGCAACAAGGTTTAGTGTGTTCAAGGTTGATGACGAAAACGAGGAATACAGTACAAAACCCAACTGTGAGTCGCCGCTCATTACAGCAACCAGCTTCTTGTTGATTGACATGCCTACGCTAAGATCGCAAAAAGACTCGAAGTCACCCATCAACCTGAAATTGTAAGTCTGATGGAACAACCTAGCCTCGTCCTTCGGCACGCGCACGTATTTGATCTTCTTGGTGTTGGTGTCGATTTTGGTCACTGCCGATTTCAAGCAATTCACAATGTTGGTGTACGGGGCAACAGCCTCGTCAGAGAAAACGTGAAGTATGAATTTACCTTCGTTTTGACCGAGTACCGTTTTCTCAGCGTGATACTTATCATCTTTACCAACTGCCGTTGAATGATAGTAATTGCCGTTGTATTCAACGCCGCCGTTGAGTGATGGGATGAAAATGTCAATCTCCTTACCGTTGTCCATGCGATGTTCCCAAACAGCGTCCGGAAACTCAGCCTTGACCGCTCTGAATATGCCGGACTGAACGCCACGTCTGCCTATGTAGTTTTTGAAGCTGAAGCCAGCTGCTTTGCGCATCGTGTGCCCGTGTTCAGCCGCGCACTCGCTACATCCAAATTGGGTGTTACCATACAACGCACCTGCCAGGCCAATGCGAGTAAACAAATCATGATGCGGGCAGTAGGCGTGAACTGCTGAGTTGACGCCGTGGGTATGGTCAGTTTCCAAGTAAGGAAACTGTAGGCCGGGGAAAGAAAGCGCGAGACTTTCTCGAATGTTGTCAGTTGGTCGCCAAGCATGGTGCAACTTGTCTATCTGTGGACCTGTTCTGACTTGAGCTTGTCGCATCACACCACCTCCTTATCACCGTGCTCTTTCAGGTTGGCCAAGAACATCTTGACGGCACGACGGATCACCTGTGCCGTGTTCAAGTCGTACTTCTTGGCGTAGGCAAAGATCGCCTCGGCCATGTCTTCCTCCATGCGTGCGCATAATTGAATGTCTTTACTCATTGCAAACTCCGTTGATTAGTAATGGATTCATAATAGACACCAACATCAGAAACGTCAACAGACATTTACACACATCAACATTTCTGATAGTGTCAAAATAATATTTTATGGAGCATCAAGACATGGCCAACGCCAACGAAGTCAAGATCGAACAAAGCAAGATCGAAGCGCAACCCGCAGTCAAACCAGTAGTCCAACCCGCCAAGATCGAACCCGCCCAGCCGAAGCCGATCTTTGTCCGCACCGTCTACGGCGACATGCTCGATTTGACGACCAACATTTGGTACACAAAATTACCGAAGGAAGTGATCCGGATCACACCTTGGCTGCGCAGCCAGATCGATGCTAAAAAAATGGAAATCGTCTAAATGGCCCTGACCACGTTTACCAGCTATGCAGAAGTCCGCGCCATTCTTGGTGTGTCTGATGAAGAGATCGAGGATGAAACCCTTGGACTCCCGATGTATGAAGACATGTTGCGGATGGAACTGGACTCGGTGAATGTGGGCATTTACGGCAAGTTTGTTGAGGTGTCTGCGATCGACACATTGACGGACACACAGACTACGTTCATGCGGTACTTCCGCTTGTTCTGTGCATACGCCGTGGCCAAGTCGTTGACCTCCGCGCTTCCCATGTTCGGCCCTAAGTCTATCGGTGACGGCAAAGCCAACATGGCCCGCTTTTCGGACAGTCCCTACAAGGTCACGGTGGCTAAGGTTGACGCCGAATTCGGTCGCATGTCGAATCTGCTCCAAGCCACTTACGATACCCTTGCTTCAACATCGAGCTCTGCCTTCTCACGCCCCTGGTTGTCGGCCGTGGGCTTGGTTGTTGACCCGGTGACCGGCGCATGAAGCTGTCCAAAGCAGCAACGGCTTTTGACAATCTGGTCTGTACTGACGCCTATACGGCTGCGGGTTCGTTCAAAGCTCAACTCGACCTTTATGACGACTCGAAGCGCGACGGTTATTCTGTGGTGCGTCGAGTATTGTCCACAGCACCTTCGGTGGTTATTCCAACCCGGCGCGTGGTTGATGTTCAGGGCGATAAGTGGATAGTTGGTCAGGTTGCCAAAGATTACTTCGGTAATGCCGCAATTCGACACAAACACCTGTTGCACAGGGCCAATGGCTTGGCCGAGTCCTATTCAGTT